AGGAGTCGTCGGCAGCGTCAGATGTTTATAAGGGACAGGTTGTATTAACGCTATTATTGGAGCTAAACGTTCGTTTGGTGGTCGAAAATCTTCAAGTAATATGACACCTGAGCAACGCCGCGAGCGTGCTAAAAAGGCAGCGGCTGCAAGTGCCGCGGCACGAGCTAAAAAAGTCTAAGAAAAATCATCTTAACTCTCAATCCGCCCTCTGAAAATGGGGGCGGATTTTTGATGCTCACGATAAAACCTCAAAATTATATTCATGGATAAATCAAATTTGAATAAGGTCTTTATTTGGTCGTCAATTCCAAATATAAATCGACTTCATAAACAACCAAATGGAAATACTGTTCGCGAAAATGGCGTCGCTGTTTTTACGCCTAGCATAATTTGGCACTATTCAAAAAACTACGAACTGAAAGGTAAGCATCCGTTTAGCCTCATTTTATGCACATTAGAGCCAAGCGAAATCATTATTGACGAATTCTTAGATTCTATAGCAGAAAATATTGACGAGGAGCTTTTAAGCAATGTCTTTGCAGAAGAGTTTTCGCCAATGATATTACCAACAGGTGATTTATTTAAGGAGGAAAAATGAGCTTACCGCATCCGAACATAGTCTTCACGCCGCTAACAACAATCACGGCTCAAGACCACAATAACCAGATGGCGAATGTAGCGTCTTTAGCTGACGGCACTGGAGTAAATGACGGCGCTATTGTTGGTAGCAAGTTGAAGAATTCAACGGTTACAGCCGACAAGATAGATTCTACGACCATATTATCTTATAAAAATAACAATTCTGATAAGACTGTAACAGGTAGCATAATCATTCAATCTGGCTGGATTTATTTTCTAGGAAATGGTGGGAAACAACAGTCTGTACAGGTTACGTTTCCTAAGAAATTTAAGGAAGTATACGCTGTTATTCCTACCCTAATTGGATATACGTTCAAAACGCCGACTTCACCTGCGAGTTTTGACCAGAAAATTGGTGCTGGTACAAACATAGAATGTGGAGCGTTTAATCAGACAGGTACTACTATCACAGCCTCAACCTCAGGCATTTTTGGTGGTGCTAACCACGGCATCTCTTGGATTGCAGTAGGTACTGTCTAGTTACTTCTTCGTGTACCATAGAGTCACATAAGACTGAACATATCCACTCTGATCAGCATATGTTTGAATATTTACGTTTGTGTTATCAGCGTATACTGTCACTGTATATGGCTGTTGGTCGGCAGCGTGTGGTAGGTTGATAGTCGCCCCAATCGAGTTCTCTTTGGCAATACCTTGAATTCTAATCACCATATCTAAATTAGAAATGTTGTGCGGCTTTTTGATAGTAGTAGCTACACCAAGTCCACCCATCACGAAAGTTTTTTGAAAAATAGTCTTGCCGTTTATCCATTTTTTGCCAGTATTTATCTCATCGGTAGAATATTTATTGTCGGGCATAGTCGTAAAGTCTATCTTGTGAGTATTGACTTTTACGCTAGAGTTTGCTAATATAAGAACATCAGATAGCCAATTGATAACCTCGGTCGTTTTTGACTGGGGTTTTCTTTGTCTAAAAATAACCTCTTACTCAAAATCGATAAATCGTGAAAAAGTTGTCAAGGGTTTTGCACCAAATTCTTGTATCTTTTTTACAACAAATAAATTTCACCTGTGGAAAATGAAGGTGCTAGTTTTTCATTGGCTTAAAAGAGGGTAAAAAATGGGGAAAATTGTTCATATTTCTGAGATTAAAACGCCATTGACAGAAGCCATTAAGAAATGGAGAGCTGACAATGTATGATTTTGATAAACAACAGATAATCGAGCCGAAGCGTCAGTTCACAGGCGTTTGGTTGCCGAGAGAACTATTGTTAGACGAAAGACTAACTGCTGTTGATAAAATCCTTTATGCCGAAATCGCAAGTTTTGGCGAAAAGGGATGTTGGAAGAAGTCAGAGGAGTTGCAACAGCTGTGTGGTGTGGGGCGAGATGGTCTTCAGGCTGCTTGTAAACGATTACGGGAGGCTGGCTATATTATCGAGCGCAGGATGTATGGTCGAATAGTACGTACGTTAGCCGTTTATTCAACAACCGTGAAATCCCATCAATCGGAAAAATCGGTTGTTCAAGAACAGGATAATCCGGTCGTTCATAAAGATAACACAAAAGATAACACTATAGATAATATTAATAGTGAAGTTAGTAAAAAACTATTAGATCTACTAAACGAGAAAACTAAGCGTAATTTCAGAATACTTCCACGTGGTTACAAAGAAACCTTGAAGAAGTTCTCGTTAGAAGAAATCGGTAAAGCACTAGACGTACTCGTTGAAGATGATTGGCACTCAAAGAAGATTAACGAATTAAAAAGCGACTATCTGCTCAGAGCCTCCACGATAGACAACATGCTCTCGAAGCGAAAAAAGCAACATGAAGGCATGGCAGACCTAGACGAGTTAATGGGAGATGGCTCATGGATGGCTTAGAAATCGATTTAGAGGACTTCTCAGAAGGTTTTGTGGCGGAAATGATAAAATACCACAATGAAGAGATAAAGTCGCTCAGAAACGATTACATAACGTTACAGGACATATCTAGGACTAGTCAGCATGTCGACAATTACAAAGAGATATTCCAAACCATTGAAGACAAAGCAAATTGGCATAAATCAAAAATCAGGGAGATAATACGTGGACAATTTAACCTATCTTAAAGCTAAAATCGAATCACTAAAGAAGTCTGACCAGCTAGACCTTTACGAATACGTGCTTGGGGCATCAGCTAAAGACGCTAAATCCGCAGCTCAAGAGCTCGAATTCACGATGATGGCAGACTATCACGACGAAATCGAAGAACGTATGAAAAACTGGGGTAAAATCATCGGATTACGAACAGGAAACTGGGTGCTTGACCGCATGACAATGGGACTAGCACCAGGAGAACTAACTGTTATCGGAGGAGCTACTAGTAATGGTAAAACAGCCCTAAGTATGAATATCGCGGCAAATGTCGCTAAGCAAAACAAATCTGTTCTGTTCGTTACTTTGGAAATGACTCACGGCGAAGCAGGTGTGCGATTTAGAAAAATACTTGGAGAAACAGAATACGAAAAGTGTGCGGCTGGCATATTTTTCCAAAAAAACGATGAATTAAGCTGGCACTCAATTGACGGATTGGTCCGAAAAGCTAAAGAAGAAGCCAATTGTGAACTGGTCGTGATTGATCACCTTCATTACTTTACGCGAGAAATCCAAAACGTCGCTGAAGAATTGGGAAATATAACAAAAGAACTAAAGAAGAACGCAATCAGGCATCAGATTCCTATCATTCTAATCAGTCATACGCGAAAAGCACCAGACAGCCATACACGAAAGACTGGAATAAACGACTTGCGAGGTTCGAGCTATATTGCTCAGGACGCGGATATCGTTTTAATGGTCGAGCGAAATATGAAGGATTTTCCGAATGATATCATCGTTACTTTAGAGAAAAACCGTAACAAGTACGGTTGTAAAGTTGGTACATCTTACCATTTTGAATTTAGGGAGCTTAAGGTGATTGAACCATCAAGAAACGATAGGTTCGACACGTAGGACTTTGTGAATTTTACACTATGCAGACACGGCTAGACATGGCAAAATTAAATAAGAAATTAGCCATATCTACTGCCGAGTTGATGACCGTGTGGGTGGTCTGAAAGCAACACTAGTTGGGCACCTCAAAATCCTACAAAATATTAATTTTTTTGTGGGAGGAGTGCTCTGTGATTGATGAGTATTTATCTTTTATTCGTGATGTAGACCGTCTATCAGATAAGACCGTCTATGACAGAAAAGTGTGGCTAAATGACTTCGATAAGTTTTTGGGAACAAAAGGCGTACATAAAATTGAAGAAATTCAGTTGAAGCATGTTCGTGAGTATTTAGCCTCAAAAAGCAACTTAAAAAGAAACAGTCTTGCCGCTTTGATAACAGTTTTAAGGAGCTTTTTCAGATGTCTAGAAAGCGACTTTGAAATCACTCTAGGGTTTAGGTGGCAAAAAATCAAAACTATAACACCAGAAAAAGTAGACAAAACAGTAGTGCCTGAAGATATAGTATGTAGGGTCCTAGGTGAAGTTGATGAGCAAATGAAAATAATCATCTATCTAATGTTTGGCTCAGGTCTTCGAGTTTCTGAGTTAGTGAGAATACGCACGCAAGATATCTACGATAATTACATATCTGTAAGAGGAAAAGGTAAAGCTGGTGGTAAATGTCGTGAAGTTTTGGTTCACCCTGAAATTATGGAGCTAGTGAGAGAGTTTATTATCAAAAATAACATCGACGGCTATCTTATTAAAAGAAAACAAATACATAAAAATGTCGACCAGTCGAAGCCAGTCGACACCGACACAATAGCGCGTTGGCTAAGGGTGTTTGAGAAGTATGGTTATCACGTAAGCCCTCATATAGCACGCTATTCGTTTGCTACAAACATGTACTTAAACGGTGCTGATATAAAAACAGTTCAAATAAGTCTAGGTCATGAAAACGTGAATACAACGCAAAATTATCTACACGTCCCACCTAAATATATCAGGGAGCAATTCGACAAATTTATGACTTTACGACCAATTTAAGCACGAGCCTATTGACTTTTTAATTTGGGTATGCTAATATAAGAGCATATTCAATAGAACTTTTACACCCTCTGATTTATACTAAAGCGATAAGCTTATGTTATAATCTGATTGGCAACCTGAGGACTTCTAAGCCTAAGGTCGTAGGTTCGAATCCTACTCGGGGCGCCACAATTTGGGTTTTAACCACAGCAAATCGCTGTGGTTTTTTAATTTCCACGAGGTTATCAATCGGCTGTCTGATAATCTCGTGCAGAATTAACAAACTGTGCTATTGCGATTACGTAAGCGGCATCAAAAGTGAATGTACGGCGAAATAAAGATTTAGCGCGACAGATTATTTACGATCCAGGCGTAACACGTGTAGAAGTTAGTATTTTAACAATTTGGAATTAGTGGGTAGCGTCGAGCGGTTTGATAGCCGCTAGCACATTTTTAATTCAGCTGGCGTTCGATGGGTTAAGTTTTATTACAACTTTGTAGTTCTTGTTTATTTTCGAACGCTCAGCGCTGCTCACTACAGGTCTCCCACACCTGCGCTAAAAAGTGGGCAGTATAAAGCAAAAACCGCTCAAAAGAGCGGCTACAAAGCCATTATATCAAATGGCAGATTGAGAGTAAATATGAAAATTAACGTAAAGCAAATTAGAGCAAGTTATCGCTTTGATTTCTTTGATAACGAGTGGTATTGCAACCACGATAACCTAGAAGTAATTCAGCCTTGCTGTTCAGGTAAAGAAGCTGAGTGGTGTGGCTGTCAGGGCGAACCTGAGTTTTATTGTCCAAATCCAGATTGTGACGGAATTGAGGACGAAGTTGTAAACATCTGCGCTAGAGAGGAGTTAGTACAATGTCTAGCTTAAAAGAAAATAAAGAAAATAAAAAACAAAATAAGGAGAAAACAATGAAAAAACTTAATATTGAAACTATCAAAACTATTATCATCACGATTTTAATCACTGCAATCGTCGCGTTTATCGGCGGTATGTATTATCAGAAGAATCAGACTGAACAAGTCAAAGCTGAAGCGGCGACAATCGTCAAGAATGTCAAAGTTGAAGTGTCAAAACAGTAGCGATGACGAAGCGGCAGTCATCGCCTGACGAAATAGCCGCACCAAAGGTTGAAGCCTCGCCTACACCTCAAAAACCTGCTGTGGAGGCAGGGCGTGTAGGCGGCTGCGAAAGGTTTCAACCTTTACTTGAGAAATACAATTGGGACGTGCGAATTATGAAAGCTATTATGCAAGCTGAAAGTTCGTGTAATGAAAACGCTACGGGCGATACAAGCCTGACATTTACACAAAATGGAAGAGTATATGGCTATTCAGTTTCTCTATTCCAAGTAAGGATTTTACCTGGACGCGAACACTGTGATAGTCATGATCCGGCTACAAATATTGCTTGTGCCTATCACGTTTGGCGAGGGCAAGGGTATAAAGCGTGGTCAGTTTACACAAATGGTAGATATTTAAGATTTTTATAGAAAGGAGGTGCGATGAGTGAATTATACAAAGCCTTACAAGAGTTTCGCAAAATAACACCACTGGTTAAAGCCTCAAAAGAAAACCCGTATTTCAAAAGCAAGTACGCAGACTACAACATTGTAGTTAGTGAAACACGAGAAGATTTAGAGAAATGTGGATTGATGGTTAAACAAACAATTAGCCATATTGACACTAAAACAGCTATTAGGACAAAGCTTATTCACCTGGAAAGTGGTGAGGTGCTTGAAGATGTTGCACCAGTTGAAAGCGCGCCTAACAATCCACAAACACAAGGCTCAGGTATTACTTACATGAAGAGATATTCATACATAGCAATGCTTGATTTACTTGTCGATACTGATGATGACGGTAATCTTGAGCGTAAACTCAAAGAAAGAACCGACAAAGAGTCTGCTGATTTAGCTAACGCTGAAAAAGCCTTACGAGCTTGTAAGACTTTAGGTGAATTAAAAGAGAAGTATACTAAGATTCTTAGAGCTAATCCAAAGCTATCACGTGAACTTGTCGGCGTTAAGGATGAGGTAAAGGCAAAGCTAGGAGGTAATGAATGAAAATCCTAGACCTTGAACAACGAAGTCAAGAATGGTTGGATTTTCACGAAGGCAGGATTTCAGGTTCATCAGCAAAAGATTATTCATCGGTTCGATATATACCAAAAACCGAGCTGGTTGAATTCGCTGAAAGTAAAGGCTATGAGTTTCCGAAAAATCTAACCATGGATAACATCAAGGCGATGCTTACTGAAGATGAATTGAATGAACTTTATGCGAATGTTCAAATAAACGATTCAATCTATAAGTTAATTGCTCAGCGAATAGCTAAGCCAATTAATCCGAATGACTACACTTTACCAGAAGGTGCTACTTATTCGGCTATGCTGAGAGGTCAAATCCTAGAAGAGGAAGCTAGAGAGCTGATTTCTGAAAAACTCGGCAAGAATATTATTCCTGGTCGAGTTTGGCAATCTGAAGTGAATGAGTATATGATCTGCTCGCCTGATGGTGAGATCGTCGATGAGACAGGCGACGTTTTGGAGGCAGTTGAGATCAAATGCTTGGATAGTTGGAAAGTAGTCAAAGCCTACTATGAAAAACGTCCACCGCTTGAGTATGAAGCTCAGATTATTCAGTACTTCTTAGTAAATGAAAATCTACAAAAACTCTACTTCTGTATTTATTCGGACGTGTTCACGAATCCAGATTTAGGGTTACAAATATTTGAATTAAATCGAGAAGATTATCGAGAAAAAATCGAGCTAACTGGCAGAGTGCAAAACGCCACTCTTGGATTAGTTGAAAAAGAAGTCCAAAAATTAATGTTCTAAAGAAAGGATAAGGGGTATGACGGACGAAGAATTGAAGAATATGACATTAAGCGAGGAAGATTTGAAAGAGTCGACATATTTTACTGAAGGTGTTCACGCTGTAACAATCACTGAAGCGAGTTTTGAGAAAAACCCGAACGATAAAGTGTTTCTGAATGTAAAAGTCGAAAGTGTGAACGGCGAGCAGGGTGAGGCGCGATTATGGTTTACTGGTGCGGCAACGCCTTTTTCTGTTGATAAAATCCGCAAGATTTTTGTACATAATGCAAAAGATGATGAGCAGAAACAGAAGATTCGTGACTTTTTCAAATCTATGAAAAGTCTATATGAAATGTCTCAACTAATCCAGAAGTTGCCAGGAAAATCTTGTTGGTACACAATCCAAAAAACAGAAGAGACATATATAGATAATAACGGTGACGAGAAATATCGATATGAGCGAAATATCTGGGGATATGAGCCAAAGCTGAAGAGTAAATCTGGAAATATTGCTGAAGACATTGACCTTAGCGAGCCTGTCGATTTGAGCGAAATACCTTTTTAGGAGGTTAAATGACGAGAAGAAAAAAAGTCTACCTTCTCGAAACTGACAACGGGTTTACGATTCGGATTGTAGACCCAGACATCAGTTTTATGAAGAAGTTTAAGTGGACGTTTATAGATAACAATTTAGTAATCTCACGAAGATTGAGTCGGGGGGAAGAGAATGACTTCACAGAGATTAAGAGACGTAAACAACTGCACAACGTACATCGTCAAAAACGAAACGCTAAGCAGAAACTTTACGACAAGGAAAGAAGCTCGAGATTTTAGAAAGAAATCTGGCGGTACTATCCGTAAAATAACAACTTTAGACGGTTTCATCACCGAGGACAAATTAATATGGTAACCGTCAAGGATTTATTCAAAAAAGAGCGAGAGGCGTGGCTAGAAGAGGCTCGTACAACCGCTAAGAAACTATTAGAGGATAAAGCACTTATCACGATTGAAGACGTCTTAAAAGAGTGCCCTCGCCCTGAATACATCCACAGGAACACTACAGGTAAAGCCTTTAATAGTGACTTTAAGCCTGTTGGCTGGAGAAAAAGCGAACGACCGGTTATGAATGGTAGATTTGTAAGAGTTTGGCGGCTAGGAGAATAGCGTGGCAAGCCGAAAACTAATTCAAAAAGCTGATAGGATCTTCTCAAAATATATACGAATGAGAGATTCTGAAGACGGATTCTTTATTTGTTGTTCGTGCGGTCAGAGAAAGCCTTTTGAACAGGCTGATGCTGGACACTTCATAAATAGAAGATGGATGGCTCTAAGATACGATGAGCGAAACGTACACGCTCAATGTCGATCGTGTAATCGATTCGACGAAGGAAATATGATTGGCTACACAAGATTCATGCTTAAAACTTACGGCGAAGATATCGTTGATCTGTTGGAAAGTATGAAAAAGCCCTACAAATGGACTGACGGAGAGCTAGAGATCTTAATTAAAGATATAAAGGATAAAACATAATGTACACGCTAATTTGGATAGTATTTGTAATGTTTATTCTAATTCTCGTAGCTATCTCAGAGTACGAAATAGCTAAACAAGATGCAGAATGGATTAAAGAATTAAAGAAGGAGAAAAACCAATGGAAAAAGAAGTAATACAACCTTATTATGAGGACGACTACCAGTCACTAGATGAAATGAGTACTATCGATCTTCTAGAAATGAAGGATGCGGCTCTAGAAGAATTAAACGAGCGAGAGCATATTATTCATCGAATCAATCAAATCTTAGACAGTCGTATCGAAGGCGAACGACCTAAGCTATTTTAAGGAATAAAGGAAAGAGAGGATTAATACTACGAGTGGAAACAGACTTGGAGGCTTAAAAGCCGCTCAGAAAAACCTAGCAGGCAACCCGAACTTTTATGCAGAAATTGGACGAAAAGGTGGCTCTGCAACTTTTGCAAGCCATGGAAGCTACAAGGGATTTGCACAAGATATTGAATGCGACTGCGACTTAATCGACGGTCCTCACTTTGTAAAGAAGTGTGCAGGTAAAAAAGGCGGTCGTATCAGTAAACGAAAGTAAACGGGTACGATTTGTACCCAGTAGAAAACCAATTTCCCCACTTGGGAAAAATGGTTTAGAA